CTGGTATTGGGGGCGTCCAGGTGTGGTTTTCGATCTTGATGGGATCGAGATTGATCAGCCTGCCGCTTTACTTGAAGAACATTTTAGCTCAAGCCGAATTGGTGTGGTTCAAGCCGTAGATACCAATGGGAAGATTGACGTTTCAGGTGATTTCCTTACCAACCCAAAGGCGACTGAAATAGTTCAAGACTCTGACGATGGTTTTCCTTTCCAAATGTCGATGATGATCGATTCAGGATCAATTGAAGAAGTTTCCCAAGGTAAGACTGTCATCGTAAATGGCCAATCATTCGAAGGACCAATCACGGTATTTCGACAAAACCGTATTCGTGAATTCACAATTTGTTCCACTGGTGCTGATCGTAATACATCAATTAAAGCCTTTTCGGGCAAAGCCAATCCAAATCCAACCAAAGAGGACACTGACGTGACCGAATTAGAACAAGCTAAAGAAGCTCAAGTGAAAGCCGAGCAAGAACGTGATGCAGCACAATCAGAACTTAAAAAGTTCAAAGCTGATAAGCGTGAAAGTGACATTAAAGCACTGGAAACATCTTTGAATAAGCAATTTAGTGCTGAAGAAAAGAAATCCTATACCGATATGGAAGACAACACATTTGCATTCATGTCCCAGCAATTAACGCAATTCTCAGCAGGTAATCAGCCACCAGCTGGACAGCACCAACAAACGCATCCTGCACCAAATGTAAATCCTGCCTTTGCACATTTATTCACTCATCAAGCGAATGGTGGGCAACAAGTGAATGGCGGTCAGCAAGGTACGGCTTTAGACCAAGCCTTTAGCCAATTTGCTGCGGCGCAACAAGGAGCAAAATAGTAATGAGCACAATTACTCAAACAATCACTACTACACAACTTGTAGTTGGTGATGGTGTTCGTACAGAGAATGCCAAAGTAAAGACAGCCACTGCATATAAGCGTGGAGATTTACTTAAGGTCGGAACAAACAATGTAGCTGATCATCCAATTGTCACTGAAGGTGCAGTAGGTGATTGGAATGCAATTGCAAATACCGATATGACCGCAGAGCAGGCAACCTATCATGCAACCAATGGTCTAGAAATGCCGATCTATGTGCAAGGTGCATTTGATATTGCTGTCGTGACTGTAAAAGGCATGCCACTCACCGAAGCGCAGTATGATGCCGTACGCGCCCAGGCCTTAATTAACAAAATTGAACTTCGTAAAGTCGTGGGGAACTAATACATGAGTCAGTCATTTACATTTCAAAATGCACCAGTAGAGCTGTTGGATGTGCCACAGCTAGTATTGCTCACTGATACTACACAAAAGGTGGATACATGGTTGATGGATCGCTTCTTTCCACAGCGTGTCTCTTATACTAAAAAAGAAGTGCCAGTAGGTGAATTGAACACTGCAACACCACTGGCGCCGTTTGTTACGCCAACTGCTGCGGGTCGCCAAATTAAGGTTGGTGAATCTGGCAATGTGAAATTCGTTAAGCCTGCATACCTTAAGCCTATGATGACAGTCATGCCAAGTGATGTGCAAAATACTGCCTTAATTACTCAACTACGTAAATTTGGTGTTATTGCAACAGGTTCAAACCGTTTAAGTGATGCAGATCTTTTGCTTATTGACCAAGCGCAAAAGGCCTTATATCTGCGTCAGTCTATTGAAAATCGAAAACTGCTGATTGCCCGTGATGTATTGCTTTACGGTAAAACAACGTTTGCTTCTGCAGATTTCCCAATGTATGAAGTGAATTATGAGCGTAATCCAGCATGTACGTTTGCGCCATTAATCAAATGGGGGCAAGCTGGTGCAACGCCAGTCAAAGATATTCAATCCATGATTGATTTATCTGTAGAACATTCAGGTACATCACCGAATATGGCTCTGACCACATCAAAGGTCTATAACACGTTGATTAAAGATCCAGAGTTTAAAGAAAAGTTTATTGCGCCGTATGCGGGTATTAGTGTTCCTTTAACTCCAACATTCGATCAAATGGATAAACCTCAATTCCGTGGCACGATTGATAATATTGAAATCTGGACATACGATGTTCAGCACAGTATTGGTGGTGGCACTCCAGAGCGTTTTATTCCTGAAGATTTCTTTGGCCTGATTTCAGATGCCAATGGTTGGATCGCGCACTGTGCTATTCAAAACGTAGAGGCTTTTGGTCAAGCTTTAGAATTCTATTTGAGCCAATGGCAAGAAAAGAACCCATCAAGTATTCAAATGTTAGCTGAATCGTCGCCATTGGCTATTCCTAACAATAAAAATGGCCTGGTTGGCGGTCGTGGGTTTGTATAAGGAAAATATCATGACAAAGTACATTGCGAAGCAGTCGCTTGGGCATTTCCGTCCAGGACAAGAAATCACAGGGCTTGAAGCTAAACAACTTCAGGCCCTTTTAGCATCTGGGGCTGTTGAAGAATATCAAGAGCCTCAGGAACCTAAGGCTGATGGTGCTGATGCCAAGCTTTCTAGTCTTATTGCCGAAGTGGCTGAGCTAAAGGCAAATGAGGTAATCCTCATTGCTGGTAAAGAACAAGCTGATAAAGATGTTGCTGAGCTGAAAGCAAAAGTTGAAGCCTTAGAAAAATCCTTGGCTTCATCTGAGACTGCTTTGAAAAAGGCCACTGCAGAAGCCAAGAAAGCGGCGTCAACTGATAAGTAAGGTGATTTATGTACGCGACTGAAGTGGATTTAAAAACACGGTTTGGTGCACAGGTGATTGATGATCTTAAGTTGGGGCGTGAAGGTGAGGCAGATCCTGTCGATATTGTGCAAGTAGCGTTACAGGATGCGGAAGAAGAAATTAACGGTTACATCGGTAGCCGTTATCTTTTACCACTTGCAAATGTACCCTCCAACTTAAAACGTATAGCGTGCGATATTGCACGTTATCGTCTTTACACTGAAGATCCTCTGGAGCACATCACCAAGCTTTATGACGATGCGATTGCTTTCTTAAAACGTGTCCAAGACAAGAAAGCGGATCTACAAATCATCGATGAACAGAGTAAAGAAATTATCGACGATGCACCTAAAAAGAAGCCATCTACTATGCCAATTGGCACGACTTACACGGGTGGTGTATTTGGTGATGCCGTCCTAAATATGATGCCTAGCATCAAGTGAGGTGATGGGTGGTAGGTGCAGCTATCGAAATCCGTGCTGATGGTGAGTCAGCTGTCGCTAAAGCTCTAAGTTTGTATGCTGACGTTGATAAACGTCAGTTGAGGCTTTATGAGCTTATGGGTGCAAAACTTGTCGATAATATCCGTAGACGCTGGGAGGTCGGAGAGGGCCTTTACGGGAAGTGGCCATTATCAGTCAGAGTAATGCGCCAAGGCGGGACAACACTCCGTGATACATCGCGTTTAATGAATTCTATTACCAATAATACAACCAGCAATGGTTTTGAAGTTGGTACAGACGTTGAATATGGTGCGATTCATCATTTTGGTGGTGAAATCAAGCATGAAGCTCGTCAAAGCACGGTTTACTTCCGACAGAATCAAAAGACTGGTGTTGTCGGTAATCGGTTTGTTCGCCAAACACGATCTAACTTTGCTCAAGATGTGACTGTCGGTGCTTATACCGTAAAAATTCCTGCACGTGCATGGCTAGGTTTAACCCGCGACGATGAGCAGGACCTATTAAACATTATTGAGGATGTAGTGCTGGATGAGTGACGAAAATCTATATGCGGTACGTGACGAAATAGTAGAGCGCCTCGAGCATTTCATGGGTGAATGGGGTGTAAAGAAAATCTACACACCTAAGAATTTGGGTATGACAACTGAGTTGTCACAAATCACTCCGAATATCCAAGTCAATTTTCGCCGTACCAAAAGTGCAGGAGTGGTGAGCAAAGGCGATGCGCTCAAACTGAAAGTAATTTGGGAAGTAACGGCTTGCTGTAAGCATGCGGCATCACAGGTAACAGATGGTTCGAAAGCATTCGATATGGCTGGTGATCTAACCATTAAGATCATCAAAAAATTAAGTGGATGGGAACCTTCATCCAGTGCTGAGCCATTGATATACGTAAATACTGAAGAAGATATCTCTAAAAGCTGTGTTTACTCAACAGTGGTGTTGGAGTCTGAGTTATTTATTCAAACAGAACCTGATTAAGGAAGCTTATGAAAATGCAGTACAAAGCCCTAAAGCCAATTGGCCCATGGGTGAAAGGTCAAACTGTTGGTGATCTACCCCAAGAAAAAATTAAACAGCTTTTAGAGGATGGCGTGATTGAAACAATCAAACCTGACTCTAAAGCAGAAGTTAAGCCAAAAACTAAAGAGGTGCCTGCAAATGGCTAAGAAGTATATTTCATTACGTGGCAAGTTATCACTCGCTCCGATTATTGAAGGTGTAGTTGGTGCTATGCGTGAACTGGGAAATATTCCTGACTTTACGTTAGAAATCACTGCGGAAAAAATTGAGCATACAGAATCTATGTCTGGCGATGACACCACTGATTTGGTTTTATACAACACTACAGCAGTGTCATTTAGCGGTACTCTTGAACAGCTTGATCCCGAAAATTTGGCGTATATTCTGTCTGGTAAAAATGTAGCAGTGAATACGAAAACTGTAGCAGATTTGGATTTAGGTGCTGTTACGAAAGGTCAAAAGATTAAGCTGGATGGTTTTAATCTTACCGTTCCAACAGTGACTGATGGGGCAACGACTCCAGTTCCTATCGATTCGACAAAATATAAACTAGATGCAGTGTATGGCACTATCGAGTTTTTTGAAGATTTACCAAAGGTTATTATTGGTTACACAACAGGTGCTGTGACACATACTACGATTGCATCTGATTTCGGTGCGGAATATGCATTGTTCTTCGAAGGGATTGATAAAATCAGCAAGGACAAAGTGTTCTTAGCTCTGCATCGTACTGTGAAGTCACCTGATTCAAGCTTTGGTCTAATTCATGAAGAGTTTGGTTCATACGAGATTAGCGGTGATGCCTTGGGCGACCTATCAAAAGATAAAGATGGTGCACTTGGTCTATATGGTTATTACACGCAGATTCCAAAAGCCGCATAAACATATACAGGCACTTAAATAGGATGCATTAGGCATCTTTTTTTGTGCCCATAAAAAGCAAAAGCCCAACGATTGCAGTCGCTGGGCTTTTTTATTTCCACCCGCCAGATAAAAGCAAGGGAAAGAAACTTGTGGTTGAAATTATAGCAGTAGTTTTACAAAAAGTAGAGGTTGTAATGGAAAAACATGGTTATTGGAAAGTAACAGGTGCCATTTTGATGGGTATTTTCATCTGGCAACTCTCAAACATTATTAATGCATTTGTGGCTTTGGCTAAGGTATTTCAATGAATGATTTTTTTATGGCCTCAAATCGACCCGTCAAAGTTGGTGAGCTATCGGTGCACCAGCTGCAGATGCATAACTTTGATGAGTGGTCGGGTGCAGCGCAGGTCATCAAAGACTTTTTGAATAATCATCCAGATGAAACC